CCATCGGACTTGCTATAGCACCGATTACTGACACATAGACGGAGCATGCGCCATGGGTCATCATAGTTGATCTGTGCAAAAGCCTGTGCCGCGTCGATGGTAGTAGGGCTGTCGTTGACAATGCTGATCATTGTATTTGCTCCTTGGATCTGCTCTCTGTTTGACATCTAGTGTATCGGATTCTAGGTACTAGATGTTACGTCCGGATGGGTGATGACCGTCATGGGTTATAGCCGAGTGTCTAATAAGTGGGCTGATAGCGGCAGGTCACAGAGACTCCCTCCGGACTGGCCAGCAAGGAGGGCCAAGGTACTGAAGCGTGATGGAAGGATCTGCTGGCTCTGTGGTGGTGCCGACGCAGACGCGGTAGATCATAAGGTCCGGGGCGATGATCATTCAGATGCTAACTTAGCAGCAGTACATCAGGATGTGTGGCCTTACTGCCACCGCAAGAAGAATGCAAGCGAAGGTCATGCCGCGCGATGGCGCCATCGCATGGCGCGCAGTCCTGAACGGCATCCTGGTTTGCTGTGAGATTGGTAGTAGGTAATCGGAGATAGGCAGATGTGCCTGCTTGGACTGTCGAGTCTCGAGCTCGAAAAGTTACATGGAGGGCCAAATTTTTGAGCTCAGCAAACCACCAGAGAATCCATAGCAAAATATTAGGGTGCGAAGCTTGACAGCTAATAGGGGTGGGGTGTACCCTCTCGCGCTTCATTCCAGCACCGGAAGGTACTGCGGCTCGCGGTGCGAGCGGGTTTGGGCATTAAAAATGGAGGTTCAGGAGCATGGGTGGAAGGGGTCCGGCGCCTCAAGCCGCACGGGTAAGGCCAACTGACAACAAAGCACGTCAAGCCGAGATAACAGAGCTTGAGGACACGGGCGAGCTCCATGGGCCCCCACTCCCTGAGGGGATGCTTCCGGATAACGACCCGTGGCATCCACGGACGGTCGCACTCTGGGAATCGCTCCGACGATCACCCTTGCTGGCTGACGAGCCATCTCTCGGGTGGGAGTTCTTACTAGACACAGCCCTTATGCATCACACGATGTGGACTCGCGGCAGGTGGGAGTTCGCCTCAGAGGTGCGCTTGCGCCTGGCCAAGTATGGGGCTACCCCTGAGGACAGGCAAAGACTCAAGCTCAAGATTAAGACGCCCATAGACAAGCCTCAGCAGTCCAAGGCTTCGGGCACAGACGGCACGGTCTCAGACATCGCGAGCCGGCGAGCTCGGCTGTCCTAGAAGCCTCTGAAGACCGCAGCCATGCGTGCAGTGAGGTACCACGTCGTACCTAGGGCGGTCATGACGTTGCTGCCGACCAGCACGAACACCCAGACCCACCACGGCATGCCGGCCAGCCTACCGGCCGCGCAGTCTCGGAGGCACCGCGTGGCTGAGGAAGTCCTCGAGCGTCACGGTCTGTGGGAAGGGTGCTGCACCGTCTAGCACCACAGACATGGTATCCGGGTCTGTACTCATCACCCTGACCACTACTAGGCCGTGCTGGGTGTCTAAATCCCACTCCCAGACGGTATCGACGGCCGGCAGATCACTCATGACCAGAGACTAACAACCAGAGGGGGGTAATCGCCGTGGTTACCCTCGGTTCAGACGTCGATCAGCTCACCGTGATTATTCCGGTAGGGGCCTCATTCATCACAACCCTAACCGCGGCGACTCCGTGGCCGGTAGGCACCGTGATTGAGTTGCACCTGATGAATGATATATCAGATAGTCCGGTGATCTGGTCGGCCACCATTTCAGGTACCGATGCGACATTCAATATTCCACCGAGCCAAGTGCAGACAGTCACAGACGCACGTTTGTCTTTGGCGAGGCTTATCTATAATCCTGGTGGTTCCGGTGCCCTGCTTTGGGCCCATGGCACGATTAGGTACATCTAATGCCTATCGTGCTGGCGCCTGACATCACGGTAGAGATAGACCCTCCAGATATACCGGTCTTGACGTTGGGTGCGCCGGACGCGTCCTTGGTCACGGTTAATCCTCCGGATGTGCCGACGACAAATACCGCGCCACCCGCGGACTCATCAGTGACTGTGGTACCGGTTGTAGGTCCTCCAGGCCCTAGAGGTCCGGCCGGGACTTCGACCAATGCGTCTTGTGTATGGCCAGTACAAACGCCAGTGTATTTAGTGCAGGTCATCCATGAACTTGGATTTTATCCGGCAGGTGTCCTCGCGGTGGATACTCAAGGTAACCCAGTCGAGTACGCGAAACTTGCTTATATCTCGACAGACATCGCGGAAGTATCGTTTGATGTGCCTTTCTCGGGCACTATTTATCTGAGCTAGGGGTAATTATGCCGCGCCGGTTCGCAACCAGCATTGACTTAATGGGCCTGGCGCTGCTCAATGCTGCCCTCAACCCGGTATCGTCTGATCCTGCTGGCCTTGGTGCTGGTGATGTTGGTCGGATGTGGGTTAATACGGCGGTACCTACTGTTAAGTACTGGAATGGTACCACTGCAATTGACTTGCTAGCTCGAGCCAACCAGACTGGTACTCAGCTGGCTAGCACGATTTCGAACTTCACCGCGGCTGTCCAGGCTATTCAATGGTCATCCATGGCGACGCCTACGGGCTCTGTCAACATGGGAAGCCAGAACTTCACCAACTTGGCTGCCGCTAGTGGTTCTGGCCAAGCTGTTGAGTACGCACAATTTAATAACGCTATCGCGGCAGTGCAGTCTGGTATGGACTTCAAGGCACCGCCAGCCACGGTGGTTGTTACCACCAATATGTCGCTGAGCTCTCCCGGTGCAACAATTAACGGCCATACTATGGTGGCCGGTGATACTGTTCTTCTGACTGGACAGAGCACAGCTAGCCAAAACGGCATTTACACTTGGAATAGCTCGACAAGCCTGACGCGACGTTCAGATTCGAATACTAATACGTCGATCTATTCCGGCACAATGATTTCCGTCGGTGCCGCTGATAACACCAATCCTGACACGGTCTGGATGCAGACCACCGTCGGTACAGGCACTAACGGTGCCATTGTTCTTGGCACTGACTCTCAGACCTGGATTAAGCCGTTCACTACGACGACTTATACTGCTGGCAACGGCATTAACATCGTCGGCAGCACAATCTCGGCTAAGCAGGGTACAGGTACTGCCCAGTCGGCCAATGCAGCGATGAATGCCAATAACGGCATTCTGGTAGATGCTAACGGCATCTACATTGACCCGGCTACTGGTGTTAAGAAAGTCTACGGCACCATTCCAGCATCAACCACGGGTATTTACACTGTTTCTGGTGCCGTGGTGACGATTGCCCATGGTATGAACAATAAGTATGTTCAAGTTCGTGTCTTTGCGGGCTCCTCACCTCCCACCATTGGAGGATCTACCCCGTCGGCTGGTGAGGAAATTGAGGTGCAGATTATTCGCAGCGACACTAATAACGTGCAGTTGACGTTCCCTGCTGCGCCAGCAACTAATAACTACGACTTTTCTATTCAGGGTTAGTTTATGGTTAGGTATTTTGGCACACAAATCCAATTGCCTGCCGACCCTTCTGGCACTATGCAGGCTGTCACCAAGCAATACGCTGATGCTGGTGATTTAGATGCTGCCCGTCGGCCCACTTATCCGATGGATCAATCTGGTTTCGTGGCTCTCACTATGCCGATTGAGTGCATTGCATTGGCCCAATCGGTATCAGTCAATACCATTGAAATTGCTCGCATCTATGTGCCAGCAAATAAAGCCATCACAGGTGCAGCTATTAACGTAGCGACGGCAGGCACTACACCTGGTTCGACCAACGCAAGTGGATTTGCTTTGTATGCCGATGACGGGTCATCGCAGTTAGCTATTACAGCAAACGACTACACACTGTTTACCACAGCTGGGTGGCGGTCGAAAGCGTTTAATTCGCCCGTGGCTGCTCAGTCCACCGGCCGGTTTCTTCGAATAGCTTTCATCCATACTTGTTCGGTTACACCAAAATTTGGTGCTAGTGTATCAACGGCATCAAGCACGTGGAACTTTATTGTTCCGAGCGGTACGCACCGTCGGCAGGTATTTCAGACATCGACTCTGACGTTCCCTGCAAGCTTCACTGCATCAACTTTTGGCACTTTAGATAACCCGTTGCTGTGTATGGGTTTGTACTAAGAAAGGTTGCCAATGTTCACCGATTACGGAGTGTTTACCGTCACGGGTGCTGCAATCAGCGTGGACGAGGGTGAACCACAACAGATCAGGACGGTCAGTGCTCCTGATGGTATGGTCATTATTAGCGCGTCAGCGTACTACTATCCAGCTTATGACAATGCTCCAACCGATATTGGACAGGCTTACGACAATAGGCCAGCGTTCGTATCAATCACATCGGATGGCTCCGCGGTAGAACTTCTTAGCGCACCGGTCATGTCAGCTCAATATCCGTCAGCCGCGGTTGTTCAGATGGTATGTGCACGGGTGGCTAATGATTAAGAGGTGATGACATGCCACGACGTGTCATCACCGCAAAAGAGCATGACCGTGATCTGTCGTTAGGCTGGCTGCTTCTCGCTTGGATGGAGTACTTCTGTGTCCACGGGCCCGGAGATGTCCAAGGCGAGCCAGTTAGACACGGAGATGAAGTCTCCGGTTTTATCGTGGATTGCTACGCACTTGACAGTGCCGGGCGACGACTCTACGATTCCGCATTTTTCAGCCGTCCAAAGGGATGTGATAAATCAGGTTTGGGCGGCCGGCTTGGTCTCACGGAAGCCTTTGGCCCGTGTCGTTTTCTCGGATGGGCTGAGGGTGGCGAGATCTATCGTGACCCCTGGGGTCTAGGTTTCGAATACGAGTACCAGCCGGGCGAACCTATGGGGCGACCGGTCAAGGTTCCCTATATCCGCTGTCTGGCGACAGAGGAAGGGCAGACCGGCCTCGTCTATGACACCATCCATTTCAACCTCACCGAGGGCCCTCTCGCGGAGGTGCCCGGCACCAACGCCGGCTTGACTAGGGTCTTGCTTCCCGGCGGGGGAGAGATCACACCTAGTACCGCAAGCTCGGCATCAAAAGATGGTGGTAAAGAAACCTGGGTCTGTTTTGATGAGACTCATCTCTACAACATGCCCGACCTGCGGAGAATGTACGCCACGGTCACTCGTAACCTCCGCAAGCGTAAGAAGATCGCTGAAACGTGGTATCTAGAAACCACCACCATGTTTGCTCCTGGCGAGGAGTCAGTAGCCGAAGGCACTTACCGGCTATCAGAAGCTATTGAGGCCGGCAAGACCCGGCGAGAGCGGCTTATCGTCGACCATCGTTGGGGCGAGTGCGACAATCCAGAGAACGAGGCTGAGCTCCGGC